CGACAGCAAGCAGATATGTCTAGCGATAGCTGGCTTTCCAAAAACATTAGACCATTAAGCCTAATTGCATTATTTTTTGCATACATTATGTTTGCTTTAATGAGTGCATTTGGTGTTGATACTAACGATTCCTACACAATGTTATTAGGGAATTGGGGTCAACTAGCTTTCGGCTTTTATTTTGGGTCAAGAGGGCTAGAAAAACTAGCTGAAATAAGAGCTAAAAAATGACAAGTGAGCAATTAGCAAAATTAGGCATTAACCCAGATTGGTTGCCTTGGCTACAAAAGACTTTTGAAAGATATTCAATTGACAATACAGTTCGCCAATCTGCATTTATTGGTCAATGTATGCATGAATCAGCCAACTTCAAGGTATTGCAAGAAAATTTAAACTATTCAGCCAATGGGCTAAAGTCAGTTTGGGGATCAAGATTCCCTACAGATGAGATTGCCAATAAGTATGCAAGAAATCCAGACATGATAGCCAACAAGGTTTATGCCAATCGAATGGGTAATGGCGATGAAGAATCTGGCGAGGGCTGGAAGTATCGTGGAAGGGGTTTGATTCAATGTACAGGCAAAGACTTATATAAGACCTTATCTGATGCTCTTAATATTGATTTAATCGCTGATCCTGACCTTTTAATGGAAATGCCTTATGCTAGTATGTCTGCGGGCTGGTTCTTCAATAAGAAGGGTTTAAATGCCCTTGCTGATGCCAAAGATTATAGAGAGATGACTAAGCGAATCAATGGTGGATTTAATGGCTTAGATGATCGCATAGCCAAGATCAATAAAGCATTGGAAGTATTGACAGCCTGATAGGTGAATGCTGGGCTGTCGGGCAACATCGTGAAGTAATAACCCTATCTGTTAGTAACCTTCATCTCTTATAAGAATTTCTTTATGTCTTTGTTTGTGACATGGTTGGCATAACCAAACAACCTCTAATGGCTTATTGTAATCTTCATGATGAGCAATAACATTTTCTGAATTACATCTAATGCAATTTTCTGGCAATAAAATTCCTTTTTTGATTGCATAAGCAACTTTGTTATGGGCAATCAATCTTTTTTTATCTTGATCTCTCCATGTTTTTGTTGCTGATATAGTGCTTTTAATTCTATGGGGTAATTTGCCCCTATTTCTATCGTATTCTCTTATTTTTTCTAAGTTATTTAATCGATGTTTATTTACATCATTTTTTGCACAAATTTTACATTTATTAAGATACCCATCAGCCATACCAGAGTGTTTGTAAAACTCTGATAATGGCTTTGGGTAATTGCACTTAAAACAATTTTTAGAATGAATCATGCTATATCCTTTGTGCTGTGAATATAGCCATTATAGACCCATTCTAATTAAAAGGTATATCTTCCTCTATACCACCAAGTTGTGCAGTTTGTGGAGCATTTTCCCTTGGCTTTGGTTCTGCTAAAGAAATCCAGCCATCCCAAGTTACAGGGATTGTTTCTAGCTTAATTGCCAGACCACCTTGCTTGGTTTCTACACATACACCAATCTTTTGCCACCGGTTCTTTTCAGCCCCAGTTTTATCAGTATAAGTGCCATTTTTTACGATACAGTCATATTTAATACCCATTACATTCTCGCTTTCAATTGTGAGTAAATTTGTTCAACTTCATCTAAAAACTGATTAACTTCTGCTTCTATTTGCTGGATATATGCTTCATCCCTATCCAAGCGTACTACAAACAATTGCAACTCAGGTGGCAATCTAGGGTCAAATGATACAAAATCGCACCATTTAGCCCCTGTACAAGCCATCTGTGTCTGCATTTGTGGGACATACTTTGCTGGTGGAATCCCAGACATTAAATAATCAACATGGGTCGTGGTATTAGGGCATTTAATTTCCATTAACCCATCATTTCCAACCATTCCATCTGGACTACAGCCAAAATTCTTGATGGTAGGATGGTTGCAAAAGGCAACCTGATCTACAAATACCCCTGTAAAGGCTTCATAAGCCATTCTAGCCAATGGTTCTGTTTCTGTACCCCATTGCATAGCTGGGCTACTAAAACTGCCTGTAGGGTTGTTTGTAAGCCTTTCTACTACCAAATCCATCTTATAGTTCTTTCGACCAGCAGATTCACCAGTTTTAACTTTGGACATGACATCAGCGACCCTACTGGCTGTTACTTTGCCTAGCCTGATCTGATGCCATTCCTCAGTACCCTGTTTAATCCCTATATCGACCATCCCAGCAAAAGGGATGGGTTCAAAAGAATTTAGCCTATCTTCTGTTGTGAATGTTGTCATAAGTTTTTATAGTGTCCTGTAGTTGTTTTGCAAATTCTGAAACTGCTTCTGCCGCCTTACTTGCCCCAGCCCAATCACTTTTTAAACAAAGTAAATGGCAATTTTTAATTGCACATTGGGTATCTAGGTATAACTCTGAATAATCTTTAGTTTGCATGGTTTCTTACTATTAGTTGAGTTAAACATTGCATCTTGTGGGATGCACCTTTTTTGTCTTTGCATTTCTGCTGAATAATCTGCATTACAGTCATCGCAAACTGAAGCTACTTCATAGGCATAATCTCTTGCTTCTTTCCATGAAATATACCTAGCTCTTGATTCAAAACATAATGGATACCAATTATTCTGCTTCATCATCTGGCATTGGCATCTGCTGATTTTCATGAACCAATTGGGTATCTTCAATTTCTGCTTTTTCCCATTTAGTCATAAATTCCTTAGATAAAGTATTAATTGCTGACATCCAGCCCATCTCAAAATATTCTTCAGGTGCATAGACCGATTTTGGTATCTTATCAAATTCCTTTTGTGCAAATGGATTCATACTTTGTGCTTTCTCCAAAGTTGTTGCACTTTAGGATCAATAAATATAGCATCAGAATCTTCAAGTGTTTTGTTAAATTTTGCTTTAAAATTAGCCCATTTCTTTTTATAGGCTTCTTGTTCGCTTGCTGGAACATATCCATAAATCTTTTTCCATCGAATGGTAATGTCTGTACTAGCTGGTGTATAAATGTAATCATTATTTAACATTTGCTTTGCTCCTATATTGTTGACTGGATTGTCGTTTTAAACAAACTTCACACTTCCATACTTTTGTTTTATTTCTCAATACTAATTTAAAGCCTGTTGCATCTCTTATTACTTGACAGCTAACACAAAACTTCTTTTCCATCCCAACCCTCTTTTAAATAGCTATACTCTGATGCATCACATACTGCTGTTAATTTTTTGCATACATCACAAGTATCCAGCCAGATTCGATAATCATGGAATTTAGGTTTTTCTAAACCCCATTGTTTGCCACAATCAGTACAAACATTATCAGGCTGTTCTTGGGCTAGTCGCATTTAGTTCTGCCTTTCTTTTTTCATAAATTGGCTTAACTTCATCTTGCTGTTTTTTGGTTTTCAATTTTGCCCAATTTTCACCAAATATTTTCATTAATTCTTCTGGGGTCTTAGCCAATTCTAACATTTGATTAACTTTATCAGATATGGGTTCTTCTGCTTCATCCCAGAATTCATCTCCTGCATACAAGGATAATCCAATTCCGGTACAAATTGCAATACACTTTACAAGGCATCTTTTCATTGTTGAATTAACTTGCATTGCAGTAGGGTTAGTGATTGCTTTGTTTGCACCATCTAATACTGGTAGCCATTCAGTCATTGTTTTGCCAAAGGCGGTAACAGAACAACCAACCAGTAAAGTGCCATTATATTCAACTGGTTCTGTATAAAACCAATTTGCTTCTGGATCATGCAACAGCAAGGTATCAACAGCAAAAACCCAAGGCAAATAATTAAAGCGACCTTTTTTGCGGATTTCACCAGATATATCTATTGTGCGAAGTTCTTTGTATTTGCTCATATTAATAATCCATTTCTGCTCTGGCTTCCCAATATTCATAAATACAAGTAGTAATAATTAAACCTATTACTGCTTTTTCTTTCTTTTGAATAGCATCTACTAAGGCATCCCAATGATCGCCAAAAAAGGCATCATTAGTAAATGCTTCATGGATATTATCTGGCAAATTTGGACTGTATTCGCCATTAAGCATTTCGACTATATGCTCATCAAAATCTTCTTCATCTTCTGGTTCATAGTATCTATCTTCAGTATGCATACTCATTTTGTTTCCTTTCTTTTCTTATTTCTTTATGAATTTGCTTAATTGCAAGCTCATAAAATCTAGAATCATCAATAAAGCTAATTGCTTCTGTGTAAACAGAAATGCTTGTTAAAGTTAAAAACCATGACCTACCATCTATTTGCCACCAAAGATCAATCATTTTATTTAATTTTGCTGTAGTAGTCCCTGAAGTGCCATCTACTTCTAAAAGATTGACAGTTCTTTTTTCTTTATCTATATAAAACCCATCTGGAATGTAATTAAGTATTTCAAATGGATCATCAGCAAAAAATTTATTTAATTCTTTTCTAAACTGAAATCTTTTCCAATGAGGATTTTTTTCTATAAAATCTACAATAATTTGTTCATGTTTGCTCATTAAAACCCCCAGCCAAACATACAGCCCAACAAAATACCCAAAAGAATTACACCGACCCATTCAATAATTTTCATTTTATGCCCTTCCTAGTACATAGTTAATAAATGGAGTGCCGACTATGTTTTGATCTTGAAATACTACTTTGTTTTTTTCATCAAGGAAAGCATAAGTTCTAAATGCAAATGGGGCTTCTTTGTGCAACTCTAGCAATACTTGATTAATGCGATTGGCATAGACATTGCTTTCGGCTAGTGTCAGCTTGTCAAAAGCATCTTTAGGCAAGCCGCTAGATGCGGCTTTAAGCCTAGCTTGCTGATCTAGTGTTAAAGGGTTTTTCATATTTTTTCCTGTTTTGTAGGTTTTGTAGGGTTGCCCCGAAGGGCATTTGATTAATCTTGTTTTATTGCTTTAATTTCATTTCTTGTATCTGTGTATTCAAAAAAATAATATTTTGCTTGATTAATAATTTGATTTGCTTCTTCAGTTTTGCCCATTGCAATTAATTCTTGTGCATCAGACAAAATTCCAGCCATATACATATTGATGTTGTAAACAGATTCAAAGTGTTTTTCTAGTTGTGCTTCTGTGCTACC